GAAGGATTGTCAAAACTTGCATATCCTGTGCCATCCCCTTGCTGCACTACAACATTCAAAAGTACTTCCCCGCCTGCTGTGTACCCCGTTCCTGATACCTCATTGGCAGTAGAGTAAACCGTTGTGCTGGCATCAAGAGTGGCTGCTGATGTGTACAAAGCAATCTTGAGAACGTCCGTGTTAAGGTCGTGTTCCCCCAACAAAATTTGTTCTTTAAAGCTTGTGGTAAGTCCGGATGTAATCATTACTGCACCTTCACCTTGACTTGGCCATCACGATATGTATCTCCGCGCTGTTTACCATCCCCTAAGTTCTTCAAAAGAGCCATTGCTTCTTTGTACTTGATATCGTATAGCGCCATCATATCTTGCTCACCCTTCATGAAAGTGTATGCCTCTACCAAAGAGCCATACAAAAGAGCAGAGTCAAAGTTCTCACCCAACCATGAAGTTCCCGCAGTCACAATAGACTCGGGATAGTAGTAGTAATGTAATTCTGCTTTGTACAGCCTGTCGGGTGTTGGACCTAAGATAAACGACAACTCCCCCTCATCCACTGATTGAGGACCAAAAATGGCATAGTATTTTGGTTCCGCAGTGTCGCTAGGATTAGGGTAAGTTTCACGAATAAAATTTACATCTTTATCCTGTAGGAACAGGTAGTTGCCTTGAAAAACAACTGTGCCACCAACAGTAGAACTGTTGGCAACTGACAAAGTTATTGTGGTCCCAGCTATTACAGTAACCAGTGCTCCCGTTCCAATTCCAGAACCCGTGACGTATTGCCCAACAGCAATATCTGTAGCACTGCTCACTACGATGGTGAATTGACCCGAAGTGCCTGTGGCAGTTGGAGATGCATATGTATAAATTGCTAAAGAATAAGTGGATAGAAAGTCATTGGGCGCAGATAAGTATTTATTCCCTGATGTAATGGTCCCGGTTTGATTGCTTCTCAAATTGGCCAACTGCACCATGTTGTATATGCGCTGCTCGGCTTGCTGAACAAAAGTCCCAAGCTCCGTCGCCGTAAACGTGTTTTCGGTGTAGCTTTGTATTGCAGCAGTGAGTTCAGCGTAGGTCATGTGATTAGCGTGGTTACAGGAGACAGCACTGCGGCTGCCACCAGTTGTCTGGAAATAGGCATAGGTTGCATGCCAATGCTTGCAAACGACGAATCAGTCGTTAAGCCCACATATATCGTAACAAAAAGACGAGCTTCTGGGCGAGGCTGATTCAGGGCTTGCGCTTCCGTAAGTCCCCGTTTAGGTTCCAATTGCGGATGCTTTGGCTCATAGCATTCATCACAAACCTTGAACCCCTGCCAGTCTTTAACCAGTTCCAGTAACTTAAACTGAAAGCCGCACTGATCACATAGCGCAATTGCAAACTTGCCGGAAGCATAGCCTGCGCCCATGATTAGCTCACCGTGAAAGTTGGAATCAAGAAAACACTAGCCGTATCCCTATCCTCTGCCGCTGCTCTTGCAAATTCTTCTTCATACAATTGTTTCAAAATCACCATGCGATCAGGCGCTTTTTTAACAGCTAGATGAAAAGCTAGTGCAGCCACCAAACACGGTAAAAACCTGAAAACAATGTCTGCGGTATTGACATATGTACCCGTATTCTCAATCCGACGAATGGCGTAATACACAAACAAATAGGCTTGCGCATTGTCTGGGGAAGGATACAAATACAAAGAAGTGGGAACAGAACGCTCCACATAGAATTGTGCAGGCCTAGACTGCGTGTTCTTGTTTGGCGTGTGTAACCACTCTGCACGGCTGATTCGATCAATGGTTATGTCTTGCTGAGTGCTTTGACCACTATTGGTGCGGATCACCGCAGACAAAACATTTACCGTATCTGTTGGCAATATGTATTCGTGCGTACCCGCAACCAAGGTTACTTGTCGCTGCTCAATCGTCCAAAGATTAAGTCCTCGATTTGCCCATTCTGCAAAAATGAGATTGAGCGACCGCAACGCGGTTTTCATGTCGTAGCCAGACCTTGCCTCTAAGCCACAACGCTCATAAGCCTCAACAATTAAGTCGTCAAACTGAAGATCAAAGTTGGCTACGCCAGAAGTAGTCATGGATTAATAGATCCTAGCTTTGCTAGAACGAGCAGCACCAGAACCACGCACCGTGACTTCTTCGCCAACACCGCCTTTAGATGCGCCGCCAGACATTCCCGTCTTGGCTTTCATCATGCCGCCGCTGGTCGCCATTTTGGCCTTCATCATGCCACCTTTGGCCATTTTTCCCTTACCATCGGCAGCAAAAACCGGAACCATTTTTCCGTCTTTTTTTACCATAGGCAGTGTTTTAGCCGAAGCACCTTTTTTAGCCATGCCGCCACTTTTCATCATTTTAGAATTCATCATTTTTCCTGCTCCTGATACAAGTTGTTAAAAGTTTCTGCCATATCCATATACGAATCGTCTTGCTCCGCACAATGAATCCACTGATTTGGCCTGAAATCAGGCGCTCCCTGTCCTGTTTCCCAATAAGCCGGACTGGTTACCCGAACCCGATTGTTTGGCAATGCCACAACATTTCCTGTCCACTTACCCGCATCCGTCAGTATCAAAACATGGCTCTGCTTGTGCTGCGACGGGTCTTCTGATACATCGCTTTCAGCATAGTCTACCGTGAACAAATACCTGCCGGTGAAAAACTCATTATTGATTTTGCACAACCAAGGGGACGGTTTTGCCCTCTCTAAGCTGATAATCGCATGGTTGTACGAGTTGCAGTCCCAAGGCTGTGCCAAATGGTTCTGCATGCGTTCAGGCCACTCCGCTAAGGGGATGTCCCCTACCAAAGCAGCAAGGGGCATACGCGCCCACATAGCGCCACCATGCACGTTTTCCCCGTCTTCCGCCTCAAGTCCTGTAAAAATTACCTGAAAACTCAAGCTCCGGTCTGGAATAGTTGTAACTGCAACCGCTAAAGCATGAAGATACTCACCCTGATACTTCTGATGCCCGTTTGTAAATTCCTTACGAACCCAACACTTAAAATACGGGATGTTGCTTGTCAGGTACATTACTTCCCCGCCTGAATAAGCTGATCAATCTTTGCCTCAAGACGGTTAAACCGTTGGTCAATGTGATCCGTAATTCTCTGAACCTCTGCATTTGTTGTGTAGTCCCGAGCAATTTCCTCTCGGGTCTTGTTCAACAAAATGTCAATTCGTTTGAGTTCGTCAAATTTCTCTCGAATGAAAAACCACAATCCGCCGACTGCGGCGGAAAGAACGGCTGACCATATTGTGCTGATGTCCATTTAACACTTCCATCTTGCTAAAGCTGCGGCCTTACGAGTAGGTTTACCCTTCTCATCCTTCATAGGACCGGGCATACCCGACATTCGGGCGCAAAACGAGTCCTTACGTTTTCCGCCTTGAGGCTGCGGAGCCTTCAAGTTACTGCCTGTAGCCGCGTTGTACTTAGCCCGTCCCTTAGCCGTCAGGCCCGCACCCTTAGAGATCGGTAGCTTCTCGCCCCGACCAACAGAGAGAGAAGGGCCCTTTTTAGCCATAAAAAATATTAACAACAGAAATGTTGTCCAAATAACCGTAAACACCCTTCAACGCCAGCACACCATCTTCCGGAATATCAGGCGAATTATTAAAAACGTCTGTTGCCGCCGACTCGTATGTCAAGAGCCACGAACCGCCGCCGCTGACGTATACCGCCGCTGGACTACCTGTAATAGTTCCAGAGTTGATGTCAGTGAGTGAAAAACTGTTTGCATCTATTCGGGTAATGACGTAATTACCATCGGTAGCCGAAGGAAACGCTTCAAAGTGAATTCCAACAACGTCTCCAGTGACTAAACCGTGAGCCGTTTTTGAAACTGTTACGGTTGTTCCGCTACGCCCGTACGTGACACTCGAGGTTACAGGGGCAGTAGCAGTATCAAAAACTGCCAGTGTCCCTGCTGTAGCCGTTCCTACAAAAGAAAGTGCCCTGACGCGATTACGCCCCAGCACCAAAAAACCGCTTTGGTTTATATGCGCTTGTTTGACATCAGTTGCCATTTTCTTGCTCCGGTTCTGGTGCGTCTAGCCTGTTTATAAGCATCTTGTACGCTTGGATCGTGGCCTG